GTGGAGATAGTTTAATGGGATGCAGAACAGGTTGCCCAACACAGGATCATAAGAACTGGGGAGAATGTCTCCGTCAGTCAGGTCTACAAGTAAATACAGGCGATGCCAACAGTTCTCGTTTAATGTCTCAGAAGAAGTGGGATGCAGAACTAAATGCATACAAGTCAGCAATCGATCAAGGTATCGAACCAGCGACTACAAACATGAAGGATATTCGTGGTGCAGTTGAGTTGAGCAATATAGCCGGTAAGGCGTTCGACTCAAGCACTAACTCATTTAAGGACTGACATGACAACCATCATCGGGATTCAAGGCAAGGGCTGGGCTTTAGTAGCAGCCGAATCCTTGATAGTCGGTGGGGATCAGAAGTTTGTTGCTACCGGTATGGACAAGGTAGTTGAGAAAGGTGAGTATGTCTTCGCCTTTGCTGGCGATGCAATCGCCGGTGACATAGCGTTACATAGTTGGAACGCTCCTAAGATTCCTCGAGGTGTGAACCTCGATAAGTTTATGATGACAGACATATTGCCATCATTAAAACAAGCGTATGCCGATTATGGATACGACCCAGCACCTAAGACTGCTGATAATGATCCAAAGGATGGGGCTGGATTTGATGCCCTACTTTGTATCAAAGGAAAGATTTACCAGATTGACAATGATTTCTCTTGGGTAAGAGATGATCGTGGAATCTATGGGATTGGATCCGGTGGATCCTATGCACTCGGTTCGTTGGCCAGAGCAACACTATCTCCAACGAATACCAGAACAGCAGCTAATGAAGCTCGTAAGGCAATAGAGATTTCCATCTCGTTTGATATAAACAGCGGTGGAAAAGTCAAGGTCATAACTCAGAGGGAGAAGCAAATGTCAGTTAAAGGTGAGAAGTACAAGTCAGCCGCCATGAAGAAGAAGCACGAAAAGATGGAAGGCAAGAAGGAAAAGATGATGGAGTATGGCCCAAAGAAGAAGGCCATGCCTAAGAAAATGGGCAAGAAGAAGTAATGCAGAAGCAAGCAAAAGTTAAGAAGGTTATGAAGGAGTTCAAAACAGGAACCCTTCACTCCGGTAAGAAAGGCCCTGTAGTTAAGAGCCGCAAGCAAGCAGTCGCTATTGCGATGTCAGAGGCAGGAATGTCCAAGAAGGGCAAGAAGAGTGGCGGAAAGAAAAAGTAAAGCAGACCCTCGCCTAAAGGCAGCAGGTGTCTCTGGCTTTAACAAGCCAAAGAAAACTCCATCACACCCAACGAAGTCTCATGTTGTAGTTGCAAAGGTTGGAGACAAGGTGAAGACAATTCGCTTTGGGCAACAGGGTGTAACTGGCGATAAGAAGCCAACAGCACGACAGGCATCATTCAAAGCTCGTCATGCTAAGAACATTGCTAAAGGAAAAATGTCAGCAGCATATTGGGCAGATAAGGTGAAGTGGTGAAGAAGAAAGCATTCTGGGATACAAAGAACCCTAAGAAGAAGTCAACACCACTTACACCTGCTCAGAAGACAAAGGCTAAGGCTATGGCTAAGAAAGCCGGAAGACCTTATCCAAACCTTGTAGACAATGCAGCAGCGGCAAGAAAGAAGAAGGGTAAGTAATGGCAACAGGCACTAACGGAAGTACACTTAAGGCGGAACTTAATCGCCTTGCTAATGGTGGCACCTACCCAAGTATCCAGTCATATGTAGGCATGGCGAAAGCTGCTAACACTTGGGCTGGAACTACAGGACTAGATCTAGTTGGTGCCTTAAATGTCAAAGCTGGTAACACCCGACCTAATTACAAAGACCTTCGTGGTGTCTGCAACCAACTAGGCGGAACTACAGATAAGGCTCCAGCAGCGGCCTTGAGAGCGGTGAGTTCATGACAACAACTTTTAACGGACTTGTAGAACGAGTCCTCGGACAGATCCAGAGCTATGGCTCACAGCAGGAGACTGCTACTTGGATCAACCAATCTGGCGGTATCGCCAGCACAACAGCCACATCCTTTGTAGTCAATGAGACTGCCCAGATGGGTCGTGGTCTTATCGAGGTTGGCGATGAGCTTATGTATGTAGATCGTACAGACAACCTAACCAAGCAGGTCTACCTTGCCCCTTGGGGTAGGGGTTTTAGAGGCACCACAGCCTCTACAGCGGCCAATGAGACCAAGGTTGTGATTGCACCTCAGTACCCACGATTCATGGTCAAACAAGCCATTAACGACACAATTCAGGCTGTCTATCCAGAACTCTTTGGAGTAGGCACCCACACCTTTAGTTTTAACTCAGCCGTGACTACCTACTCACTACCGGCTGCTGCCGACTATGTACTTAATGTGAAGTGGCAGACTATTGGCTCAACCAAGGAATGGCTCAATGTCAAGCGATATGACACAGACAAGACAGCCAATACTTCTAACTTTGCCAACGGCAAGTCAATCAACATCTTTGACACTATTGATCCGGGCAGAACTGTTCAGGTTATCTACGCCAAGGCTCCATCAGTACTGACCTCTGGCACAGACATCTATGAGACTGTGACTGGTCTTCCATCATCGACTATCGATGTGATTACCTATGGAGCTATTGCTCGACTTATGGTTGGCCTAGATGCTGCACGAGTACCTGCACAATCAGTAGAAGCAGACATGATGGATCAGTCAAAGCCTCTTGGCTCTGCAACATCTACTGCTCGTTTCTATCTTGGTTTATACCAGCAACGACTACAACAAGAAGCTGCTGGACTACGAGATCTTTATCCACCACGACTCCACTATACGAGGTAACCAATGGCCCAAAAGAGATACTACGCCTCAACAGCAAAACAGGCATCGCTATCAACTGCAATCGATAGTGTTGTCCAATCAATCACACTTGACTTGGTTACTGGTTTTCCAAGCAACTACCCTTACACCTTGGTTATCGATCCAGATACCAACAAGGAAGAGTTAATCAGCGTTACCTCATCCGGTGGTGGAACCACACTCAATGTAACTCGTGGTGCAGACTCGACTTCCAATGTGGCTCACTCCGCAGGAGCTACGGTTCGCCATGTTGTTTCTGGTCAGGACTTCAATGAGTTCTCTGCTCACATTGGATCAGTAGCGACACCAACCACAGCAGGTGTTCACGGTGTAACCGGCGATGTCGTAGGCACATCTGATACTCAAACACTTACTGGCAAGACTCTTACATCTCCAATCATCGATGGTTCAGGAATCATCTTTGAAGGTGCAACTGCCGATGCTTATGAGACTACCCTTACAGTCACAGATCCAACAGCAGATCGAACAATCACTCTGCCTAACGCAACCGGTACAGTAACTCTTGATGGGGTAGCATCTACCCTTACATCAAAGACAATCACAAGCGGAACCTTGGGTTCCGATCTTGCTGCTGGTGGTTACAAGGTAACTGGTCTTGCAACTCCATCATCTAATACAGATGCTGCTACCAAGGCTTATGTAGATACTCAAGTTTCAAACCTTGTCGATGCAGCACCGGGTGCTTTGGATACCCTCAATGAACTAGCTGCTGCCATCAACGATGATGCTAACTTCTCAACCACAGTAACCAACTCTATTGCTACAAAGGTAGCAAAGGCTGGCGACTCAATGACTGGTGCATTGTCGATGGGTAATAACAAGATTACAGATCTTGCTACACCTACATCATCTACTGATGCAACCAATAAGTCATACATCGATACTCTTTACGGATCGACTACATCGGCTGCTGCCTCAGCAACATCTGCTGCTAACTCAGCATCTGCCGCATCTACATCAGCATCTAGTGCTTCGACATCAGCTTCATCGGCTGCTACCTCTGCTTCATCAGCAGCAACAAGTGCTTCATCTGCGGCTACATCTGCTACCTCTGCCGCATCTAGTTACTCATCAGTAATTGGTTTGACTGGTGCTGGCATTGTCCGTGATATGGGATCTATTACAGATGCCGATACTACATCGACTACCTACATCAACATTGCAACTATCGCTGCATCAGCAGCAACTTCTGCTACAAGTGCAGCAACTTCTGCAAGTTCAGCTTCTACTTCTGCTACATCTGCTGCCAACTCGGCAACAGCGGCAGCAACATCTGCATCTAGTGCAAGCACTTCAGCATCTAGTGCAGCAACATCTGCTACATCCGCTGCTAACTCAGCAGCGTTGCTTGGTTCTGCAATTCTTGCAACCATTGCAGATGCAAAAGGTGATCTAATTGTTGCATCAGCAGCAGACACAGTAACTCGTTTAGCGGTAGGTACAGATGGTTATCTTCTTACTGCATCATCTACTGCAACTAATGGCATTACTTGGGCAGCAGCTCCAGTAAGCCTTCCATCCCAGACTGGTAACTCTGGAAAGTATTTAACAACTAATGGATCGACAGCATCATGGGCAACCATCACTACCGACCCATTGACAGATATATTCATGATGATGGGAGCATAAGATGCCTAGTTCATTTGCAGTTCAACACCGTAGAGGTACAACAGCACAGCACTCTACATTTACAGGCTTGAACGGTGAGATAACAATCGATACCGACAAGAAAACCATTGTGGTTCACGATGGTTCAACGGCTGGTGGAATACCATTAGCCAAAGCATCAGAAGTCACCGCAGGTGGCTTAGATCCGTTTCTACTCATGGGAGCATAAAACATGGCATACAAAGTACTGGGTCGTAAGGCAGCCGCTGCAACAACTGCGGAAGAACTTTACGCAACACCTTCATCTTCAGCAGCAGTAGTATCAACTATTGTTGTTTGCAATCGTGCATCATCTGCACGAACATATCGTTTGGCTGTAAAGCCAACATCAGGAACAACTCTTGCTACAGATCATTACCTTGCATACGATGTAACAGTCGCAGCTAATGACTCAGTAGCACTTACACTTGGAATTACACTTGCAGCAGGTAATGTGATCGTTACCTATGCATCCGCTGCTGATCTTACATTCACAGCATTTGGTTCTGAATTAGCCGCTTAATTAACTGAAGGGCATTATCCACCATGGCAATTTCTAAATTTAGTAAATCTCAACTTGGTAGTGGTATTAGAAAATATCCAACTATGGTTGGAGTTGACCCTTCTGCACCAACACTTGAGTATTTAGTTATTGCAGGTGGTGGTGGTGGAGTTGGCAAAAGAAATGGAAACTGGGAAGGTGCCGGAGGTGGTGGTGCTGGAGGTTACCGTTGTAATGTTTCTGGAGAAAACTCTGGTGGTGGATTGTCAGCAGAACAATCTATTTATATAACAACAGGAACAACTTATACCATTGTTGTTGGTGCAGGTGGAGCTGGATATGCTCCAACTTTAGGCCCAGATCGATGGGGGAATGATGGCTCACCATCATCAATAACTGGAACTGGTATTACTGCCATTGTTTCAAGTGGTGGTGGAAGTGGTGCAGGTGATGGTTCAGCAGGTCGCCTTGGTGGTTCTGGTGGTGGTGGCGGTGGCTCTAATGGAGCTGGTGCTGTTGCTGTTTATGGACAAGGTTATGCAGGTGCAACTGCTACTGGCGGTGGATATTCTGGTGGAGGCGGTGGAGCTGGAGCCGCAGGAACTTCAGTTTCAGGCGGTGGAGTCGGCGGTGCTGGTGTTTCATCATCAATTACAGGTTCATCTGTAACTCGTGGTGGTGGTGGTGGAGGCGGTGCTTACAACACAGGATCAGGCGGTGCAGGTGGTTCTGGTGGTGGCGGAGGTGGAACCAAAGACACTACTGGTGGA